CCCAGCAGCCCTCGATATCCCTTAAAGAATACTCTATACTTATATCTATACACAGTATTATCACAGGCTATCTGAGCAGCCTTATATGTGTCTTTTATCTGTTTTATACATTTTCTCATTGTTTGTTTCATTGTTTACTTTGTTCCTATGATATATTTTCTCATAATCTCTGGTGTGGACAGCCCTTATTAATCGGCGGGCTTAACTCATAGCATTATTTGAATATATTACTTTTACTTTCTGTTTGTGTAACTACAGCATCATCTAAATCATACTGTAATACGTTTACGTTGTTTTTGTTTGTTTCTCTATTGGTAAAGGTGTCAATGGTTTCTTTTGGATACGGTACTCGTGTACTATCTTTGACACACTCTAAATTCATTATGTGTTTATCTCTGGCTACGTCAAATCTATGTCTTATACTTTCTACAATGTAACGACCAGACATATATGGATCAAAGTCTAATGGATTTTTCTTGTCTGCTGGTTCATAACTTGGCATTTCATATGCGATTAGATCGCCTGCGCTTAATCCCGTAAAGCCTGGTACGGTCATAGCAATTCTCATTGATTGTAACATCATCTTTTGCGATAGTGTTTTTCCTACAAAATTCTCATAATCTGGCAATTCATTAGTATTATGTATTTTTTCAGTAGCGGTGTAAAAGTATAAGGTGCCTTCTGGATAATCAGAATAAAACTTATTGTTTTCAGCAGGAAAGAAAGGTAATCCATATTTACTCAACGCTTTACCACCTTGTCCATCGTGTTCGGTGTGAAAGTGTAAGGAATAGTCTTGGTGATAATCAAAGTCTATTTCACTAAACGTTTTATTAAATGCGTTATGAGTTATCATACGACTCGCATAGACACCGTTTCTTAAATTTTTAAGAGTATTAAACTGATCTATAATTTTAACATCTTCAGCAATTTGCATTGATTCAATCACTGATTTATCTGAATCTTCACCTTCTTTGATATTAATTGGTTTAGATACAAACTTAGCAACCACAGGTCTTGCGACTGTATTTGTTACGGCTAACATTGATTCTAATGATTGATATTTAAATCCATTTGCGGTTTCATAAAAATAACAATAAGCATTATTAAATGCTTTAGATTGACTTGATTTAGAGATAAAGTCTATCGCACCAAAAGGTCGCAATCGTGGTAATACAACTTTGTGTACGCCACGTGTTTCTTCTACTGTCAATGTCTTTTTAGAATTTAAAAAATCTTGGTGTTTGACAAGTTCCATAATGACGTTATCAAAACTAGTATCGTAGGCACGTGATACTCGCACTTGTTCATTTCTTAACATTTCTTTACTTGTAAAAAATAATGTGTATGCCTGTGTTCTTGGATTAGTTTCTACTCTATTGGCAATACGATAGATGTACATAGGGTGACCACTATCCATACTAAAATTAAAACCTTTTGAAATTGCTGGTGTAAAAAATGTAAACTCTATTCTTTCAAAACCTGTTAATGGTAAATGATTGGCTACGTTTTGCGAGTCAACAAGTGTTATATCACCTGATAAACATTTATTATTAATTGATTCATATATGTTAATCTCGGCAACTGCGTCCCTTACAGAAATCTTACGAGGATTGGAACCATCTGCTGTTTGATATGATATAAGGGTTACATCTGATAGAATGTAATCTCCTGCTTTTCGGAGTATGTTAGGATTAATCTGATTGTACATAATTATCTGTTGACTAAACTATCAAATTCTTCTACAAAAGCGGTTAAAAACGCTGGGTCTAATAATTTAATTGATCTTTTTTTATCCTGTAATCGTTGTTCATATTCTCTATTTGAAACTGCTTCTGCGCCATTTACGGTACTATTTACTTCTAACTTGTGTGAATAGTCATTAGGTCCTGAACCAGTTTGTGGTCCACTTGATTGTGTAATTTCATAATGATGTACTGCGTCTGGATTTGAATACTTATTTTTTAAATATGATTCAAATGATTGTTCTGATAGCGGCCAATCATAATATGTATCTAATATATTATTGGTTATTAAAATTACCCAATGAAATTCTGAGTCTCCAAAATGCTTAAATGCTGTAATCTCTGGTGTTTCATTATTAGGTACATCATAACTATCGTAAAGAGAAGATTCATTTTTAATTTTTTCTCTAATCTTTATACGTGTCATTAAATCAGTGACAAGTTTTTTTCTACCGTCACCGTTTATATCATACAACCCTTTTGGAAATTTACTAAAATACATTTTTAAAATCCTAATGCGATAGTTTGTTTAGTCATAATTTCTGTTTCAATGAAACTTAATTCCATATCAAAAATAACAGGTGCTGCTCCTCGTTCATCTGGTGTAAATGTAGATACAACATTATCTGGCGCATAGTTCACTTTCATATCTTTTAACACACAACGACTGACTTTAGGAAACCATAAGTTAGCACCTTCTCTATACATATATGTTATTTGAAATTCTGATGGTACAATAAAATATCTATTAGGCGCAATCTCTGGATGCATATGAAACTTAAATAGTTCTATAATTTTATATGCTGAATCTAATTCTTTTCTATTACGTGGCGCAAACTCAAATTTGTAAGTGAAATTTCTAAAGTTTACATCTTTAAACACTTGTTCTTTTTTAGGATTTTTTGCTCTTGCTTTTGATTTATCTAATACAGCACGTAAGCCACCTCCTCCTAATGCACTTGAAATTGTGTCTGTTACTCCTCTTATAATTTCTCCTGTAGCTGTAGATAAACCTTCAACAATACTTGTTAATCCTTTTTCAGCTAAAAATCCTGCGAGTCCTGTTTCTACCATATCATAGTTAACAGAATATTCGGTTTGTAGTCCTTGTGGTGGGGTGTACAAGATAATTGAATCTGAAATATGCGTGTGTGTAGGATTTCTACTATTTAAACCTCCTACTTGATTTCTTAATCTATCTTGTGAATTTAAACCTGTTATGGCTTTAGCACTTTTTACATTATTATTCACTGTGCCCTTTAATTTTGTCTTATTAAATGTAGATAATTTATCTTTAAAATTTTTATTTGTTAATTCACCAACTGTTTTATTTTCACCTGCTGATAATTCTTTTAATGTTGATTTAAATTTTTCAGGATTAACAATAACAATATCAAAGATCATATAATGCCCTTCACCTAACTGACTTGTCGTTTCAGGATAATACACTTGTCCATATTGATATGGATTTTCTGCCATATGACCTGTTTGAGGTGGTAGATTGGCATTACCTATTTCTAAAGGTGACTTGTTAAGAAGTCTAGCAGCAACTTTTTCAGTTTGTGCTCGACCAACTGCCCCTATAAAACTATTTGCTAAACCGCCAATACTACCTGATATTAGGTTATTAACGGCTCCTTTTACTAAACTTGATACTTTTGATGGCATACTAAATAATCCTTGTAATAACAATATTTATACAAATTATGGGCAAGTCTTACAAAGGAATATATAGACCAACAAATCCAAAGAAATACGTTGGTGATCCAAATAGAATTGTTTATCGTTCTTTATTAGAACGTAGATTTATGTTATATTGCGACCGTAATGAAGATATAATTGCTTGGGCAAGTGAAGAAGTGCCTATCAAATATTATAGTCCATTAGATAAAAGAGTACATAGATACTTTCCTGACTTCATTGTAAAGACATCTACTGGTAAAAAGTATATAATTGAGATAAAACCCTATAAACAGTGTTTTCAACCTAAACCACCTAAAAAGAAAACTAGAGCATTTATGCGTGAATCATTTGAATATATTAAAAATCAAGCAAAATGGAAGGCTGCCAGAGCGTATTGTGAAGATAAAGGTTTTGAGTTTAAAATAATGACTGAAAAGGAATTAGGTATCTATAGTTAGTATAAATATTATACAAATGGCAAGTATTTTCGACACAATCAAATTAAAGCAAGGCGATACTCAAAAGTCTGCGACTTGGTATCGTAATGTTATTAATAAGATAGGTTCACCTATCACAGCAGGTAAATTAATGAGAGAGAAAAAATTAATTAATCGTCCTAGTGCTGGTCGTTTAAATTTATTTTTTTATGATCCTAAAACAAAAGAGAAGTTGCCATTATATGATACAGTACCTCTAGTTTTACCATTAGAGCCAATACCAGGTGGTTTTTTAGGTATGAATTTTCATTACTTACCACCTTTAGCAAGATACAGAATGTTAGAACAATTACAAAAATATGCTTCAAACAATAAATTTGATAGTACAACAAAATTAGATTTGGGATATGATGATATTAAAAAAAGTAGTTTAATGAAACCTACAATAAAGAAATATTTGTATGGTTATGTACGTTCAAGGTTTTTAAGAATTGACTCTAACGAGGCAGCTATTTCTATATTTTTACCTGTACAAAGATTTAAAAAAGGGAGACCATACTAATGGCTATTTTAAGAGGCGGAAAAAGAATTGGTGGTTTTGATATTAGAATCGGTATACCGAGAGATAGATCATTAGATAATGTAAACAATGATCCTAGATTAAGACAAAGAGTAGGTGGTAATCCTGCAACAACAATTGGTCGTTTTCAGGCGATGGTCAATGAGGCAGAAGGTTTTGCTAGAAAAAATAAATATTATGTTGAGTTTCATTTACCTAAAGGTGTTAATAATATTACTTCAAATGTCGCAAATGGTATCAATACTCCTAAAGGTGATAATCCTACAGAAAAAGCCTCAAATGCTTTAGAAGAAGTACAATATTTTCCTAAACAATCAGAATTATTAGCTGTACAACAAGCTAATTCAAAAAGAGTTCAAGCATTTTGTAGTAATATTTCTATGCCTGAAAGAACAGCTGTTAGTAAAGCAATAAAACATAATGGTCCTAAACGTAACTTTGTTTATGATTATTCATCTCAACCGATTACAGCAACATTTTATACAGACAAGTTTTTAAGAGAGAGATCATACTTTGAATTATGGCAACAGTGTGCTTTTTCTACTAAAACACACAATTATAATTATTATGACAATTATGTTTCAGATGTAAATATATTTCAACTAGGACAATTTGCTTCACAACAAGAACGAGATGATATAACTTATGCTGTAAAATTATTTGATTGTTATCCTAAAACAATCAGTGAGGTACAGTATAGTCACGCACCATCTCCAGATGTTCAAACGTTTACTGTGACCTTTGACTTTAGATATTGGGTGAATTACTTTATTGATAGAGCAGGTAATGTAGAATTAGGACAATCAAACTTTAGAGATGCTACTGTCAAACAAGCTGGTGGTTTGTTTGGTGGTTTATTAGGAAAATTACCACCAGAACTAAGACGAGCTGGTCGTGGTGTCATAGAAGATTTAAGAAGACGAGTGCCTATCGGAGGAGTTACAGGCGGAAGAGTATTCCCACCATTCAAAATACCACCACTAAATATATAAAAATTAAGGAGATAATATTATGGCTTTACCAAAAATCGAAACGCCTACTTATGAATTGACTTTACCATCACAAGATATACAAGTCAAGTATAGACCGTTTCTAGTAAAAGAAGAAAAGATACTTTTAATGGCTGTCGAAACAGGCGGTCAACAAGAGTTAATTCAAGCAATAAAAGACATTGTGAGAGCTTGTACATTTAATAAAATAGACGCAACAAATATACCTATTTTTGATTTAGAATATTTATTTTTACAGATAAGAGCTAGATCAGTAGGTGAAATTGCTAAAATAAAAATTTTATGTCCAGATGACAAAGAAACTTACGCTGATACATCAATAGATTTAAGTAAGATAGAAGTTCAAGTGGACGATAATCATACTAATAAGATAATTGTTGATGAACAAAAAAACTTGGGTATTGTATTTACATATCCTACTATTGATAGTGTTCCTCTAGCTGCTGACGAAGAAATCAAAGCAAATACAAAAACTTTATTTACAGTTCTTGTAAGTTGTATAGATCATATCTTCGAGGGAGAGAAAATCTATCCTGCTAAAGATAGTACGGTTGAAGAATTAACCGAGTTTTTAGAAAATTTATCACAAAAAAACTTTGACAAATTAAAACTATTTTTTGAAACAATGCCGAAACTTAAACACGAAATAGAGATTGAAAATCCTATTACTAAAGTCAAAAGTACGGTAACATTATCAGGAATACAAGATTTTTTCGGATCTGCCTCTCCCATAACAGCCTAGAGGCTTATTTTGAAACAAATTTTGCTCTGATGCAACATCATAAATATAGTTTGAGTGAGATTGAATCTTTAATGCCTTGGGAACGTGATGTTTATGTTAATTTACTCGCTAAATATATTAAAGAAGAAAACGAAAGAAGAAGCAGAGAGGCACAAAAGTAATGGAAGATTCAATAAAGAAAACAGTACAATTAGAGTTAGAAGTTGATACAGTATCAAAGGGACCAAACAAATACCAAGGTGTAATTGATTTGGCAAAGGCTATTGATGCTTGGAGAATATTTCCAAGAATATTCATTACAACATACATTTATCTATTATACAAAGTAACAGTTTGGTTTATGGCGTTACCAGATCCAAATAACGCACAAGCAGGTTTAGTGTCAGTAGTCGTAGGCGCTGGTGCTGCTTGGTTTGGTTTATATGCTGGTACAGGACCAAAGATGCAAAAAGAAGATAAGAAATAACAATGGCTGAAGATTTTTCTAAAGACGCAACAGTAAGAGAACTTGTAAGAAACGAAAGTAAAGCTATTAGAGATAGTTTTACAGGTGTTTTAAAATCAGTTGTTCCTGATGTTACTGTAGGATTAGCAAAAGTAGCTAGAGGTTTTAGAGATTCATTAATAACTGGTACAGATCAAAGAATACAATCAAGTTATAATAGTTTACAAAAATTTCTATCAACTTTTGATGTAGAAATAGGAAGTTTAGGAAAATCATTTTTAGATGTAGAAAAAGCATTTAAAGGTTTAACAAAACAATATGAAATAGTAAACAAAGAAATAGAGAATTTAAGAGAAAAAAATATTGTTGCTGAAAAAACTATAGT